CGAACTACAGGAGGATACTAAATTATGAAACCAAAAGAACTAGCAGAACAACTAGGTAAGACCGCAATGCACATTGGACGTGTGCGTAAGGAAGTGTGTAATGAGTCCGACATGGATGGCAAAGACATCCTGCCCTCTGGGGTCAAGAAGATACTAGCTTTCTTCGAGAAAGAGATGGAGGCTATTGAGACGGCTACGGTGGACATTGTAAAGGTGCAAGTGCTACCACTTAAAACAGCTAATCCACGCTTCATATTTGCCAAGGATTTGGAGAGAAAGGTTAAGGTAAGGGTAGGGGTGCCTAAGAATCGCAAGCCCGTTCTAGACAATCCTCGCACCATCCACAAGGCAGAGCGTGGATCAGAGGACGGAGAGTTCTTTTACAAGTGGGTTAAGTAGATATGGTCGATACACGACAGGAAGACGTGAATTCTGGGTTTGTATCTAGGCATTCCGCATATTGGTCTAAGATCGAATGCGTAAAGAAAGAACTATCAGGATCAGTAGAACCAATGACATCGAATCAGTTGTGCGATGCCCTAGGTGTGAACGACAATCACATCTATCCCATTTTATCTAAAATGAGAAAAAGCTTGAGCGCAAGGTAATATGATACAATGACGACAATGGCACAATCATACTCCGACCGTTCGGATGAACCCGAAATCTATTTCTCGGAGGACTTCGATTTTGACAATTTCAAGCAGACGTATAATGACGACGTCGATGACCTACGTGCATACGTAGACCGATGCGAAAAGAACCGAGACGTCATTAACTGCGCATGGGAAGGCAAGTCCTCTGACCTCAAGAAAGGTGAGGGCGCATTCCCACATGAAGGGGCAAGTGACACTGAGGTGTTCTTGGTAAAACAGAAGATTCGTAACAACGACGCTCTACGCACCAATGCCCTGCGTAAGTCCACCATCCGGGCATACCCACGTGAGTCCTCTGACGTAGATCGTTCAGCAGAGGTATCTGTGTTCCTACGTTGGCTACGAGACAATGGTATACCTAACTTTCAACAAGAGATGGAGCTATCCGGTTACTACGGTGACGAGACAGGGTTGATGGTTACCTACTGCGGCTGGAGGGCTAAGAAGCAAAGCTACCTTAAGTTATTTGACATTGACCAGATTGCTGAGACTCTACCAGAGCTAGCAGAGATTTGGATGGACGAAGACCGAGTTGATGAAGCCATGGAGCTTTTCAACAGCGTAGAAGGTTGGGAACTTAACGAAGCACGAGTCAAGAAGGCTCTACGACAACTGCGTAAGTCTGGTGTAGCAGAGATACCTGTCACGGTAAAGGAAAACTCCGAGGCAGACGTTCGGACGCTCATGCCAGATGCTGACGTTATCCTACCTGCTTATACGGTAAACTACCAAGACGCACCACGTATCCACATTCGGATGCTGATGTCGGCGCAAGAGATATTGAATCGTGTTAGCTCTGAGGGCTGGGACGAAGAGTGGGCTAACTACGTCATTGAAAACCATCGTGGTATTGACCAAAGCAAGTTCTACAACCCCAACAGCGTCCAGAGCTACCGCCGCATTGGTCGTATTGCTCGTATTACCAACGAGCGAGCTAGGGATACAATCGAGGTTGCCCTAACATTTGAACGTCTCATAGACGACTCTGACAACGCAGAAGGCATCTACCTAACCGTGTGGTGTCCAGAGATGACAGAACAAGTAGGAACACCCAATGTAGCCAAGCGTGTGCTACTGAGTGGTCGTAAGAACTACCCTGTCGTCATTACCAAGACCTCACTAGGTAAGACACTATACGATGGTATCACACTTCCAGAGCTACTACGTGCGCCACAGAAGAACCAAAAGACCCTACGTGACAGTTACATGGATGAGTCTGGTTGGAGCATTAGCCCAACTATCTGGGCACCAGCAGGTGTAGATGCTTCTGGTATGGGGCCTGGTGCCGTGATTAGTGGGCCTACAGGACGCAAGCCGGAGTATATTGATCGACCATCTAGCTTTGCACCTAACCTCAACCTAGAGAAGTTACTAGTAGATGAGGCTAATCAGATTGCAGGGCAAGACCCTAACGACCCTCTAAGCGTCCAGTTACAACAGCACAACATTGGTCAATACCTATCGCACGTTCAGAACGTGCTGAAGATGACCTACGAGACATGGAAACTAGATGGCCCCGAGGAACTATTCCTGCGTGTCACCGGTAATCCAGAGCCAGTCCAGTTCACCAAGAAGGAGGACGAGGGCGAGATGGACATTACTGTGAGCTTTAACTCCACCTACGATGATCCAGAGAAGGTTGAGAAGATGTTGGCAGGTCTATACCAAGTCCTACAAAACGACCAAGGTGGTCGTGTTAACTCTGAGGCTATTACGGATATGGCACTATCTGCCCTTGATCCTACACTAGCCGACCTAGTTCTTATGCCAACCGAGCAGGGTTCTGCTAAGATTGTCAATGAGACCACCAATGACATTGCTAAGATGGCTGCTGGCATACCAGTTGGCGCACCACAGAATGCAGGTCAAGCTAGACTTCAGATTGTTCAAGACTACAAGCAGTCACAGACGGGTGCTATGGAGTTACAGTCTAAGCCACAATTCCAATTCCTACTTGCCGAGTATGAGAAACAACTGACCTTCCAACTACAGCAACTACAGAACGCTGAGATAGGCAAGGTTGGAGCGCAACCCGCCCAGATGGGTGGCACAGTAACACAAGGCATGAATGAGTAAGGAAACTAAGAAGACAATAGCAGACGTAATTAAACTACTTCGGGACAACCCGGAGTATGGTCGTGCGTTCTACGAATACTTTGAGGATAAGCGAGACGAGTTAATCTCTGCACAGTTCACTAGAACTGATCCAGGCTTCGATAAGAAGTGTCACATATCTGCGCAGTTCGTTCAGAATCAAATACTTGACGAGTTTCAACTAAAGAGTTTGAGCCGTAGGGATTAGGATTTATCATGAGCGCAAGGTAGTGTGCTATACTACGATTACGACCCCCACCTTGGTCGGTTAATCATTAGGTAGATATATGACACAAATAGCAGAAACGGATAACCTTGAGTCCGAACAAGATCAAGAGACGCTAAAGCCCCTTACAATCGAAGAAGCGCGAGCTAATCGAGAGAAGGCTAAAGCAGGTGAAGCAACAGAGCCAGAAGCCCCAGAAGCCGAGGACGAGTCAGAAGAGGTAGTCGAAGAGACTGCCGAAGACAGTCCAGAAGTAGAAGAGGTTGAAGACGAAGAAGAGTCACCAGACAATGTTCTTTCTAAGTTGGAAGATGAGTTTGACCTAGACGACCTAAGCGAAGAGCAGATGGAAGCCTTAACCGAAAAGTTGGAGATTGGTAGCCGCAAGGCATTTGCCAAACAACGACTGGAGATTAAGGAACTAAAAGCTCAAGTTGATGCCGAACGGTTAGAGAAAGAGGAAGCCCTAAAGCTTCGTCAACTAACCCCAAGCGTCGAGGAACTAGATACTGGCATACAGCAAGCCGAGACAAACGCAGAGTATTGGAACGATCAGTTAATTCTGAACCAAGACACTGAGTATGACGAGGCTTCTGGTAAAGACATTAAAGGAGTCAGAGACGAGAGCGGTAAGTTCTACCCTGCACAAGAAGTATTAAACTTCGTGAAAGCAGAGCGTAAGAAGGTTACTGATCTACGTCAAAAACGATCAGAAGCAGAGAAGGAGTCGGCAAGTGCCGGTGATGTCGAAGCTAAGATTGACACCTTTAAGGCAGAGCTAGGAATCGAAGGGGAGGCTGAAGAACGCTACGATGCGTTAATCAAGTCTCCTAAGTTCAAGTTAGTCAAGTCACTCATTCCTGAATACGGGGTGGAACTAGCAGAGTTGTTGGCACAGGCAAGTCTATACGATGGTAAGAGTAAGAAGAAGAAAGTCATACTCAAGCGTAAGGCTCCTAAGTCAACACCAAATGCAGTTCCATCTTCTCCCAATGGGCGCGGCAATGCCAAGAGCGGCAGAGCCAGTGAACTCAGTAAGATAGTTAGCGGAGGTGGTTACTCGCCTCAAGAAAAGCTAAATGCTATGCGTGAACTAAGAACCCTTAATAACCGATAACTAACAATTCAAATAAAGATATAAATTATGGCATATACAGATACAAACGTAACTGGTAATCGCGAAGACCTCAAGCAACTTGCTACAGTCATCGCTGCAACTCAAGCTCCCGTCTGCGGATTGCTTCCTACCCGTCAAGTCAGCAACAAGCGTCCCGTCGTATTGATGGACTCTCTTGCAGCTCCTGTGGCTACTGGTCACATCGAAGGCACTGCAACAGACACTGGTGTTGACAAGTTCGCCGCTGTTGGTGAATACACAGGTCAAGCACAACGTCTCGTTCGTGAGTGGCAAGTAACCAAAGAACAAGAAGCCCACAACTCTGCTGTTGTTGCAGACAAAGCTGGTGCTTCTGAGAAGGCTCTTAAAGAGCTTATGCGCGACAAAGAAACAGTTGTTTGTGGTGACCAAGGCAAGACTGCCGACGTTCCTGGTGCAACTGCTGGTGTAACTGCTGGTCTTGGTGACATCACCGATTCTGCTAACACTGACTTCGCCGCCGCTTACCGCACACCTGCCGCTTCTATTTATGGTGGCACTAAAGCTGACTTTGACGATGCTGCATTCAATGCAGTTCTTGCTTCAATGTTCGGTCAAGGTGGTGAGTTCCTCGACCTACACTTGGTTGCTGGCACAGGACTACGCTCTCATATCGTTGAGCAGTTCACACGCACTGCTGGTGCAGCTAGCCAAATCGACTACAACATGAATGGCACTGCTGTCATTCCTTACACTGTTGAAATGTATGACTCCGACTTCGGAACGGTCAAGATCATCAACGGTAACCCTGCATGTATGCCTTCGGTTGACCGTGGCTACGTAATCGATCCTCGCTATCTTGAGTGGGGCGAACTGTATGGTGAAGGCTCCGAGGAGTATGAAGGTCGTGGCGTAGGCTCCAAGGGTGCTTGTGACCTATACGGAACTACTCTCTCTCAAGGCCCCAATGGTCTTGGTAAGATCAAGTTCTCCGACGAAGCCTAATCGTTTAGATTAGCGACTATCTGCGAGGGCGGTGTTAAGTAGCACTGACTTGACATCGCCCTCTTTTTAGTTCACTACCTTCATAATGGCAATTAAGAAGAAACCCCTAACCCCTAAGGAAAAGCTCGACGCTCTTCCTCCAATGGAGAAGCTCGCTCTCATCCGAGGCATACAGGCCAATGACGAGCGAACATTACAATACTATTACCGCAACTTCGTAGACCCCGCAACTCTCCGCAAGGGTAAGTCTATGGATCAATTCCACTATATGCTGGCGCGCAAGGAGTGCGAGGCAGTGGATGGTATGGGTGGTAATTCAGACTTTGATAAATACATCTTTGATAAATCCTTTCAACAAGCATCACTAGCATAATATGGCACAAGGCACACGCACATGGACTGAACTTATTGGATTGACCGCAGCCCGCTGTGGTTGTGCTTTATCTGGTGATGACGCAACACAGGTTGCATTCCTTCTTAACTCAGCGGCTCGGCAACTGTATCTTGAAAATCCCTGGTGGGAACGGTTTTTAGTATTAGAGCCCAGGACAGTAGAGCGTGGTTATGTAAGCTATTCAGAAGATAGCTTTAATGTGTATGGTGCTGGAACAAATGAGGTTAATGGTCTCTATGTTCGCAACGGCGATGATGGTGGATTTCCTAAATACACAAAGTATGGAGAGGATGGCGTAAGTGCATTATTTAACATTAGAACAACCGAACTTGGCGAACATGAGCTAGAGGATGCAACTGGGCTTGATTTTTACGCTGCTTCAGGTTCTGGATCAACCGTTCCACCAGAGTCTGGTTGGAGTGCTCAAAGTGGCGAATCACCAGCACCAAGAGTGCAAGCCCTATCAGAGATAGGGGAATACATTGGACACTGGAACGGCAAGAAATGGTCTGGTGCTAACCCAACAATGGGAACAGCCTACCCAGATCAGAATGGCATACGTGTAACTGACTCAAGTCAGGACATTGTGTATATGGCATTCAAGAAGTCTTTCAACACTACATACGGAGATGGCACAAGTGGCACAACATCAGATGTCCCTGCCGAGTGGTTTGAGTTTATGGCGTATAGCGCAGCACGTAGTTTCATGCAGTCACAAAGACAAAGTGACAGTTACCAACCAATTGCTATTAGCGAGGTGGAGCGTGTAAGGGAGCAAGCATTGCTCAAGATCAACAGACAAGGAATTTACAAGACGATAGCACAACGCTTTCGGACTTACTACAATCAAGACGTAAGCATACACTAATATGGGTTTTGGAAGATACCGATTTCGCAGAAGTTTTGGACAGGTTAAAGCACAGTTCCGTGGTGCGCGTCCTAAGTTTTATCCATTGTTTATTGGCTTACTTGATACCTATGCTGGTGCCGCCGCTGCTTACAGCCTACGCCGACTTTCGAAGATTGCTTCTTCTGTTGTTCGTGTAAGACGAGCAAGCGACAATGCAGAAAAGGACTTTACTGCTGACAACATTACAGATGGTGCAATGGTAAATTGGGTGAACGGGCAGATTGTCCCACCCCTGGACATTCGTGAGTTGGACTCCAATGGTGAGCGCACAGGTGCATTAGTAGAAGCTGCCGCCGCCTACAGCCTTCGTAACCTTAGTGACTCCTATGCGGGTGACGTAGTAGAAGTCCGTCGTAACACGGATGGGTCTACACGGGATTTCAATGCTGCTGAAGTATCCGACAATACACTGACCGACTGGGTCAATACTAGCTTTGCTGATGATTTGCCCTTGGACACATCTAGCGGAGCCGCCGCTGCTTACAGCCTGCGTAACCTTAGCTCTAGCTTCACGGGTAGCGTAGTGGACGTAAGACGTTCTAGTGACAACGCAGAGGATTCCTTTACTGCGTCTGATGTTGCTGATGGGACGCTGACGGATTGGGTAACGGAAACGCTCAACCTGACTGTTGTTGATTTTGATGGGTTAGATGATTATGTGAGCGTTGCTGGAATGACATCTTCGACAAGTTACTTCGGAGCTTGCACAATCGAGGCGACTATTGAAGTCCAAGACACCTCTACGGCACAAGTAGTTTGGGCATTGGGTAGCGGGGCATATCGTCTTTTTATTAATTCAGGAAACTGGTTTGTAAACGCATCCTCATCAACAGGTGTTTCTGTATCTACGGGAACACAAACTGTTTCGGTTACTTATGATGCATCTGGCAATGCTGTTTCATTTTCAATCAATGGATCGGTCGTGTGGACTGGTTCTGGTATAGGCTCTGGATCGACAGATACTTTTTATATAGGGGGTAGAGATTCAGGAGGCACTATTGGTCTATTTTTTAACGGCTTAATCTACGATTTCTCGCTCACTGGAAGCTCCGTCAAGAACTTTGCCTTTAACGGCCATGGCAACACTAACGCTGACTGGGAAGATCGAATCGGCAGCAATGACGGCACAGTAAACGGCTCACCAACTACGACAACAATTCAAGTTCAAGGCTTCGACGGCTTCGTAGCCAAATGGTATGACCAATCAGGCAACGCCAACCACGCAACTCAAGGGACAGACGCAAGTCAGCCTAAGATTGTTGATGCTGGGTCTTTGGTTACTGGTGGGTTGGACTTTGATGGGGTTGATGACGGTTTGTTTACGTCTAGTAATCTCACCGATACGTTTCAATCTGCAACTATCTTTGCCTTAACTCAAGATGGCGTTACTAACGGGACTGCCTCTATGGTTAGAAACAGACCAAACGGAGCTCCTGGTGCTTTTGATGGTTTTGCGTGGGAGAAGAATACAAATAATACTTACGGTCCTAATACCCTCCTAGAAGGTACTGATGGTATGATTTCTGCGAGTGTTAGTGGTCAAGGAAACCGAACTACTACTAAGAATCTGAACACTTTAATATATCAGCCATCTCAAATTTTAGCCTATGAGAACGGAACACTGGACGCAACTCTTACAAATGTAAGAACTGGCTCACCTCCAGTTGGAGATGTAACACTAGTTGACCAACTCTGGATTGGACAAAACTTTGATGACAATGCTCGTCCATTTAATGGAACAATGTCAGAGGTTATTGTTTATTTTACCGACCAATCGGACAAGCGCAGAGCCATTGAGGAGAACATTGGTGACCACTACGGGATTACCCTTGCTTCGTTCTCGAATGATGGATTTGTTAAAACTTGGTATGACCAGTCAGGTAATACTAATCACGCAACTCAGGCGGTAGACGCAAGTCAACCTCAGATTGTTGATGGTGGAAGTCTGGTGACGGGTGGTCTGGACTTTGACGGGGCTGATGACCAGCTAGATTTCACTGCACTCAATGCTACTGACCTTGCTATCTTTAGCGTTGTTCAGTTTGATTCAGTATCTGGTCAAGAAAGAATACTCGGCGAGGATAGTAGTAACTCTGAAGGCTTCGGCATTGCTAACGCCACGACTGGTTTCTTTAGAGCAAGCGGTGGTTCAGCTGCACAACCCGCACTTAACGCTACTGTATCAACTTCAGGAGCTTTTCTTTATTCGGCAAATCGAGCATCCAATACTTTAGGATTTTTCACTCAAGGCGTTGCATCCGCTACAGCTACCAATAGTGATGCCTTCAATGCAAATAGCATCGGCGGTGCAACGAATCCCGTAGACGGCTCCATCCAAGAAATCATCATCTACAACTCCGACCAATCGGACAACCGAACAGCCATAGAAGCTAACATAGGCGACCACTACGACATCGACCTCCCCCTGATCGTGACTGGGAAAC